ATTGGGTCAACGTGGTCAAATATGTTTTCGGTTTTATTAACCAATGCCTTCTCAATAGTCGGAACAATTATGGGCATTAAGTATGCTACTGGGGATGATAATAAAAAAAATAAAATATGAAACTATCACAACATTTAGATTTAAGCGAAGTTACTCGCAGCGAATCAGCAAAACGTAACCAGATTTCTAATATGCCAACTGGTGAGCATATTGCTAATTTTATGCTATTGGCTGAAAAGATATTTGAGCCTATTAGAGAACATTTTGGAGTGCCAATTCATATATCATCTGGGTATAGAAGCAAAGAGTTAAACGCTAAGATTGGCGGAAGTGCAACCAGTCAGCATTGCAAAGGTCAAGCCATTGACATAGATATGGATGGCAGTACCAATGGAGTTACCAATGCTGATGTGTTTAATTACATTAAAGATAATTTACCATTCGACCAACTCATTTGGGAGTTTGGAACAGACAATAACCCAGATTGGGTTCATGTATCGTATGATGCAAAGCAAAGAGGTCAAATATTAAAGGCAGTCAAAGTAAAAGGGCAGACAAAGTATTTGCCTTATTCATAATGTGACACTTGCAGGTTTATTATAGTCTATGAAAGTACAAATCAAGATGGGCAGGGAAAACAGTTGGTATAATAATCTTGAAGGAGAAATATTTGATGTGGAAGAAATACCCAACGGCTATGGAGATCACAAGCTGATAGATTGCTCTGATGGCTATAACCGTTGGATAAATAAGCATGATTTTGTAAGTGTTTTTCACAAATAATAAGTGTTTTTCACAAAAACCACTAACCCCCAAACCAATCTACACACCCAAACCAAAGCGGAGAGGGTTATGTAGATTGTCAGGGTTATGAATATGAATGCGGTGAGGATCATTAGTTATTTCTTTTTGAATATCTTTTTACGTTTATCAGTATCAATGGTTTCTGAATAGAACAGAATAGTTATTGGGATAATTAATGATATTACGTTCATAGCAACAAACTGTTGTGTGAAGCCAAAATCAAACCAATAGTATAGCAAGTTGATAATCCAAGAAATTAGCGCGAAGAATACTGCGGTATTTCTTTTGCCGATCAGTGTAAATATTAGTATTGAACATTCCAAACTAAATGCGAAAATCCAGCTAATTATGTAGTCCAAATCTGTCTTTTTGCTTATCATGTAAAACACCTCTGATGCGTGTGTAATTTGGGTTAGTAAAGCAAACCCTATTGTAATTAGGATAAATTTTTTCATAATTTAAATCCCTCTCTTTTTAATAATTTGTCAATCTCCTGCTCGATTAATCGAGTCTGGGCAATGCGTTTAGTTTTACTAATAGTTTTTAAAGCGGACCGCTTTTCATCGGTCAAGTAGACCGGAATTGATTTTAGTTTTTCTGTCATGCGTTTTTTGTATTTGCGATATAAAGTTTCGGTTAGCGATTAGTTAGCTGCTATGCCTTAAAGACAAGCGACATTTCCAAAACGGCACATTTTTGACCATCGTTATAAGCAATATACCATTCTGATACTTCGGGATAATCTTCGTTTTTATGAAGTGTTCCGTAAAGTCGTTGTGGCTTCAAATTATCATCGTAACCATAAGAATAAACCATATCTCCTTCGTGTAAAGTCTGACCATTGGGTTTGGCAAAAAAGCCGTTTTGTTCTTCGTTTGACATCTGTCATGCGTTTTTTGTTTCTACAAATATATAAATTTTATCGAAATTAAAATAAATAAAAAAAAATATCAAAATAATTTTTTTATATCAAAATTAGTTGTATATTTGAATATGCAATTCAATGGAGGGTTGCTCAAAACTTGCAAATCATGGGACTTATAAAAAATCAAAATTGCTTTCACGCTACAATTGATGGGAAAAAAACTATTTGCGGATTGTCAAACCAATATAATGACGCAGATACATTAGCAAAATTTAATCAAAGATTACAAGATAAAGGTTTTATAAAACACTGTTGCAAAAAATGTCAAACTAAATAACCATTCCAGTTCCAGCAAGTCTGGAATTTGCCGCCTCGCTTGATCAGTCAAGCGGGGATTTGGCAGTACCGGGATGTTCCGGATTAAAAACTTGCAATATGAAAACAATATCAGGCAGAGAGTTAAAAGTAACCAGTAACGTAAAAGAGCGCACTTTCAGAATCAAAACAGAGAGCGCAACTTACAAAACCATCCGAATGAGTAATGAAGAGTTTATTGAAGCTACTAATTGGACTGGTAATGACTGGCAGAATTTTTTAAACAAGACTTACGAATATTTTGTTATTAAGTAACATGGAAATTTTCATCTTTTTTATTACTATGTTGGCAGTCCTAATTGGATTAGCTGGATTATGTGACTATTTAACTAAGAAACTAAAATGAACTTTGACGCGTATTATGATGACTTGTACGATAGGACAGAGACATCAGCAGAGCATTGTGAATACTGCAATGCCAGAATCGAAAAATGTAAATGCCACAAGCACGATGATTACGACAGAAGGAGGGATGAAGAAAATGAATAATCTATTTGACCGATTAAAGCCTGAGTATAAGGCTCTATTGGAAGATCAAGCTGAGTTTTATCCAAATGCTATTCCGGCAATCATTGATGAACTTAAAAAAGAAAGTTCTATTTTAGACTTACGCTATGGAACTGTGCGTTCTTTGGCATTGTATCTGAATCTTATAAATTCAGGATTTACCGAAATCTTAAACTTATTTAACGAAAAATGAAAACCTTATTAATCAAAACAACAACCCTTCCAAGTGGTGAGCGTATCACTTGGAAGGATGGAATGCCCGTTCACAAGACCAGGGAACTGCACTCAGACCAGTTTAATCAATGGCATTTTTACATACAAAACGAAATTATTAAAATGCAAATGTGGACTAAGATCATTCGTAAAATTTCAACTAAGGAGATTTTAAGATGATTGACATTTATTTAGATCAGCATACAAATTCATGTAAAAATTCATATTATGGAGAATGTAAAAGTATCTGCTATCTATTGATTTTTATAAAAAATAAATACGTTTTAGTTAGGTATCATGATTGCGAAAATTACTTTGGACACTTAGATTATAAGCAAGATTTAATAAAACGAATTATTGCTGATAACAAAATTTTTTCATTGTACGAAGTGGAACGTGAAAAGTATTCATACAATGATTTTTGCATTCATGCAAAATTAAACTTGCCATTGAAAAAAAGTGCAAAACAAGTTAACTATATTTATTCTGATAATGCTGGGAGGCAATATGCAATAACAACAAAGACTGATTTTTTTGATGAAATATTTTCCCAATATGAACGAAATATTGCTTTTATTGATGCTAAAGAATATTTACAAAAAATGGCTTTGGATGAGTTACTATTAAACGATTTAAGAAGATTGCACCAAGCTAATTCTATTAACAGCATTGATGACATTGTAATAGTAAAAACAATAGACAACCTTTTAAAAGAAATTAATTTACAATTAAAAAACTAAACACATGGAAACAATTAGAAAAGTTACTTCGAAAGAGTTGTTAAAACACACCTTTAATATGATGATGCTTTTAAAACAAAAGGCAATATCAGTTGAAGAAGCAAAGGCTCAGGCTAATTTAATTAAGCAATCAAACAACCTCCTAAAGTATGAACTTGACCGGGCAATAGCTATGCAAAAATTTGAGAATATTGAAATTAGGAATATTGAGGCGGATTAACGATGATGCACTTTCACGAAGATCCTAAAGAAAAAAATGATCGTGCATTCTGGGCGATCATGTTTTTGATGTTGTTACTTGCTTTGTTTTTTGTCGTTGAAATTTTTACAAAGTTTTATTTGCAAGTAACATAATATTTTTTTAATTTAGATTCACCGACTGGAAGCGGTATTTAAAAACATTTTAAGAGCCTTATTTCGGGGGCGGGTCTTCCAGCCCAAACCCGGTATAAGGCATTTTTATTTTATGGAAAAATCCGAAACAATAACAAGCCTTGCAAAAGCATTGATTGATTTCAATAGCAGGGTTTCAAAGATCACAAAGGATGCGAAAAATCCTTTTTTCAAATCAAACTACGCTTCCTTATCAAACATCCAGGATGCGATTAGTAAACCATTGGCAGATTCTGGTCTGACTTATTCCCAGATGCCTACCGGAGTAAATGGATTATGTACTATTTTGATTCATGCCGAATCGGGCGAGTATTTAATGGATTCATTTATCATGCCAGTATCAAAGCCAAACGATCCCCAGGCGGTCGGATCTGCAATCACTTATGCCAAGCGTTATGCTTTAGCTGGGATATTAGGTTTGAACATTGACGATGATGATGATGGGAACAAAGCAGCTGAGAAGCCGCAGGATCCTCCAGTAGATAAACCCTGGTTAAACCCTAATACCGATAAATGGGCATCAGTTTTAATAGCGATGAAAAATGGTTACACTCTTGATGTTATCCTCAAGAAATACAAGATTAGTAAGGAGAATGAAACTAAATTATTAAACGAATTAGAAATAGCACAATGATAAGTTCAAAAGAAATTTTCTTTGACATGAGGTCAGAAGAAATGCAGACCATATATTCACCTGATTTCACTAAGAAGCAGGCAGAGTTAACCGGATTAAATCTTGTTAGTAAAATTTTTGAAGCTGGAGATCAAACTCCGATACAAGTATATTCCAATATTGCCAGACTTAAAGCAGTCATTGATTCGGCAGATAAGGCTTTCAGGGATCGTTTAAATCTTAATACTGTAGATAGTTATAATGGAGTTACTTTCACGCCAAAGAATGGTGCAGAGAGCCTTAATTATTCAGAGGATGATGTGTATGTAAGTCTGGAAGCTAAGCTAAAACAAAGATCAGAACTTCTCAAGGTTGCCAGTAAATCAGATGATCCGATATTTGATTCTGAGGGTTGCGAAGTTCCGAAGGTCAGCAAGAAGTTTAATAAATCATCAATAGTAATCACGTTTTAATATGCCAGGAATAATAAAAGATCGAGAAAGAATTATTAATTCTTTGGAAATGATAATCGGAGAAGGCAAAAGCCCAGTTGCGGTAAGTAAGATTATGAAGATACCTTACTCTGGTCTATGCCGATGGATGTCATTGTATTGGTTTTATCAGAATCCAGTTAACCCAGTAACTATAACCTTAAAATCAAAAGTATGAATCATAAAGAATTATATGGAGTGTCCATAAGAGATGGATTTAATAAATTTATTGCTGAAAATCCTCACATATATAAATCCTTTGAGGAGCAAACATTAAGAGCAATAAAAAAGGGAAGGACTAAAATCAGCTCAGATCTAATAATTAACTACATACGCTGGGAACAGTTTATAGAAAGTTCTGATGAGCATTTTAAAATCAATAATAGTTACTCAGCTTATATAGCAAGGCATTTTATTAAACAAAATCCTCAATATAGTGATTTATTTAATTTTAGAAAGTTAAGAAGCGAGGAAGATGGTCAATATATGTCCATTGATGAAAATGGTCAAATTTCATTTCTTTAAATAATTTTATTATATTTGAATGGTAGCTGACTTCGACAATAAGCTATTGAAAAACATTTATACCCTTTGGGTGGATAGGAGTCGAAGCCTTGAAGCCTAAAGGGTTTTTTATTTTAATTAATATGGGAAAAGATACATTTTACTTTAGCCATGATTACAATGCCAGAAATGATGAAAAGATTAAGGAATTAATTTTTAAACATGGTATGCAAGGATATGGTATTTACTGGTCTGTCATTGAAGACCTTTATCAAAATTCAAACGTATTACGCGGCAATTTTGCACGTATTTCTTTAGAATTGCAAGTAGATGAAAAGATTGTAATAAGTGTAATATGTGAGTTTGATTTATTTGTTTTTAATGGTAACAACTTTAGCAGTTTATCAGTACAAAAAAGGTTAGATGAACGTACAAGCAAATCAGAAAAAGCACGTTTAAGCGTAAGTAAAAGATGGTCTGATACGAACGTATTACGAAAACAATACGATAGTAATACTATAAAGGAAAGTAAAGTAAAGGAAAAGAAGTTAATATATACTCCAACTATTGACGAGGTTGAATTATATTTTAAAGATAATGGCTATACCAGAGATTCAGCGATAAAGGCTTTCCATTATTACCAGGAGAATAACTGGAAGGATTCCAGAAATAATCAGGTAAAGAATTGGAAGCAGAAGATGCAGGGCGTTTGGTTTAAAGAAGAAAACAAGATTAAAAATGAGCAACTACCTGCTCACTTAACTCGGCTATTAAATTGATACGGAAATTTAAAGATATTGAGCAAAGTTTAGAACTGATGCGCAATACTGGAAATCCTATGGGAGATTTGACCGGGTTCAGTGATCTGGATCAACTTTATACAATTAAGCAAGGATCTTTCACCTTCATACTTGCCGCTCCGCATCATGGTAAATCTGAATTTGCTTTTGAGTTAGCATTTAATCAGGCGCATAAATACGGAAAAAAATCATTAATCTATTCTCCTGAGACTGGATCAGTAGAGGATATTTATGCAGAATTTATTCACAAGTTAACCGGCAAACCTTTTTATAAGTCTATTCCGGGATCAGTTGAGGATAAGGAATATTACCAGGCGATTAATTACATTGATGAAATGTTTAATGTGGTCGATTCAGACGAACAAAGTTATTCAATACCAGAAATCATGTTGCTGGTAACAGATGAAAAATTAATTATTACGGATCCGTACAATGAATTGCGGCACGAAATGGGTAACTATAACGGAAGGCAGGATTTGTATATTGAGGATATTATCGGAGAAGTTCGGAGGTATTGCAAGAAATTTAAAAAGCATTGGATTATTTCTTTACACCCAGCTGCGCAACAGATTCAGAAGGATGATAAAGGAAATTCGTATTATGGTATGCCAATGGCAAGGGAGGCAGCAGGAGGTCAAGCATTATTACGCAAGGCAATGACATGGATAAATATGTGGAGACCTCCGCATGGCATGAATGATCAGAACGGGCAACCCTATGATGACAATATAGTTTTGATTAAAATTGAAAAAGCTAAGCCTAAGGGCGTGGCAATGAAAGGAGAGATTAAATTGTATTTTGACTGGAGAAAAAATCGGTATTATCAATTCCCTAAACTTTACGCATTTGAAAAGTAACTTACAACTGGAGTTAGAAGCAGAGGCTTTTGCTTTATACTTCGAAGATAAAATAAAGAGTTCTGAGGCGTTATTATCTATGGCTGGTATTATCTGTCACCTTGACGGAGATGTATTCGCATATCGAATGAAAAATGGTTTAAATGACAAGATACAAGAGGTTATAGATCGCAATGAAAAATTAAAACAGATTTATGATCATTTCTTTACTTTATCTGAGCAGGTAGAGCAGATGAAAATGATTGTCAGGAAAAACAATTCCCAGATGTTAGCGATGGAATTAGAGAATGAAAAATTAAACAAATTATTAAAAAATTATCAGGAATGGCAATGAAAAACATAAAATTATTTGAATTAAAGAAAATACAAACGGAATTTCCTTCCGTTAAAATAACAAGTCCAGATGAAGCTGCTGATTTTATCAGGCAGTTTTACTTTGATGATATAGAGATATTTGAAAGTTTTTTTATTTTATTGCTAAATCAGGCAAATAAAACAATCGGATATGCTAAGATAAGTCAGGGCGGAATTGCTGGAACAGTTGTGGATGTTAGGATTATTGCTAAATATGCGATTGAAAGTTTGGCAGTATCTGTAATTCTTGCTCATAATCATCCTTCCGGAAACTTAAAACCCAGTCAAAGTGATTTGGATATAACTCAAAAGATAAAAGCAGGATTAAAAATATTAGATATTAAGGTTTTTGATCACTTAATTTTATCCGCTGATAGTTTTTATTCATTTGAAAGCAATAATGAAATATAAAAACATAAAGACAGTAATAAACGGAATAAGCTTTGATTCTAAAAAGGAAGCTGCTTATTATGGTATCTTGAAGCTTAAACAAAAAGCTAAATTAATTGATAGTTTCCGAATGCAGGTCAAGTATGATCTAATCGTCAATGGCATAAAGATCGGTTTTTATAAAGCCGATTTTGTTACTTATAAGGGCGGAGTAGTCCTGGATGTTATTGATGTAAAATCAGAAATGACAAAGAAATTGCCGGTATACAGATTAAAGAAAAAATTGATCAAAGCAATTTACAAAATTGATATTATAGAAATTTAATACATTTATTAAAAAATTCCACATGAAAGTAAAAATTTCAGAAATAAAAGCTAACTCAAAGAATCCCAGAATAATAAAGGATGACAAATTTAATAAGTTAGTCCAGTCAATCAGAGAGTTCCCAGAAATGTTAGAAAAGCGACCGCTGGTTTGTTTTACGGATGTTGATGGTAAATATGTTGTGCTGGGAGGTAATATGAGATTAAAGGCTTCGATTGAAGTAGGCTTAAAAGAACTGCCCATTGTTTTGGCTGATGACTGGACGCAAGAACAAAAAGATCAGTTTTTGATTAAAGATAATGTAGGCTTTGGAGAATGGAACTGGGATCAGTTGGCTAATGAGTGGGATTCAGAGAAATTAACTGATTGGGGACTTGATGTATGGAAACCTTCAGATGTAAATTTAGATGATTTTTTTAACCAGGAAGATAAACTACCAGAGAATAAGAAAAATACTATTGTCTTAGAATATACCGAAGAAGATTATTTGAAAGTAATTGATGCTTTTGGTCATAAAACCGGAACTAAAGAAGAAATAATTTATAATTTATTAGGTTGTAAAAATGAATAAACAAGTAATTGCACAAATGACTATTGATGGATTTCATAATTATCCACTTGCTCCAAAAAAAGTAAATTTTTTACAATTTAACCATAGACATCAGTTTAAAATTAAACTTGCTTACAAGGTTGAAGGACTTGACCGGGAAAAGGAAATATTTATTGCAAGAGATGAAATTATAAATTACATAAATGAGTCTTATGGTGTACCAGCAAAATTTGGTTCTATGTCATGTGAAATGATAGCTATGGAAATATTGGAATTTGGTTTGGATGATGGTGTTGTCTGGGTTGAGGTCTGGGAAGAAGAAACTGGAGGTGCAAGAGTTGAGGTATGATAGTAGAAAATCAATCTAATTTAAAGGTTCATTTTGCAGGGGCAGAAAATTTAATCAGATCTAATTTAATTTTAAAAGGAATCAAAAGCAACTATTCATTGTTTACGATCTTCCCTTATTTATGTAATAATTTTGGAATAAAACACGGGTATCAAAATAAAGGTTTAACATACAGTGAGGTTGCCCAAAATAACTACGATCATTCAAAGCATTGCATTCAAGATAGCGGTCTGTTCAGTTTAATGTTTGGAAGTTATAAGGGGATGAAGGATGAAAAATTTATTACTGAATGGTATAATAGTTTAGTTTCCACTACATCAACCGGCAACTTTAAAGGCACTTGTGTTGAGGTTGATTGTCAAAAAGTTTTAGGCGTAAACAAAGCATGGGAATTTAGGGAAAGGATGAAAATTGACTTGCCAAATAATAGACAAATAAATGTATTTCATAAAGAAGATGGACAAAAAGGTTTGGATAGGATGATTGAATTTTCTGATTATATCGCTATATCGGTTCCAGAACTTAGGTCAATAGGGCAAAAAAATTACACGGAAAAAATTGCACATTATATCAAAAATAAAAAACCATTAATTGATATTCATCTACTTGGATGTACGGAGAATAAATTACTTAAGGAATTGAATTTTTGTTCGTCTGCTGATAGTACAAGTTGGGTTTCATTAAATAAATTCGGTTGGTTTAAATATAATGATGGTGAAAAAACCACTACTATAAAAAAATCAAATATCAGTATTGATAATTTAAAAAAAATATATTATGAAAGATTAGACAAAATATTTGACGAATCAAGAGTTAAAAAATCAAGTTCTCTTATGTATTATCATAGTTGTGATTTATTTCAATTGGAGTTCTTATTAAAACAGTATACTTATTACGCAGGCAATCAAGATTAATTATGATAATAGAAAAAAAATACCATTTTTATGCAGCGCATAGAAATAAGTCTGCAGGTGAAAAATGCGGTCAAATACATGGGCATACCTATAATGTGGTTTGTCATTTTAAATTTGATAAGATCGTAAACGGATTAACAATGTTATTTTCTGATATTGATAAGATTGCTGAGCCTATAATTAAAGCTTACGATCATATATTTTTACTTCACGATCAGGATGAACTTTGTAATGCATTAGATGCACTGGGAGAACAATACCTTGCTTTACCATTTGAAACAAGTGCTGAGAATATGGCTATTTGGATATTTAATTTAATTAAAAAAGAATTGCCAATAGTAAAAATTGAAATAGCAGAAACTAAAACATCAAACATAATTTATGAACCTATCAGTTAGTGAAGTATTTTATTCCATTCAAGGAGAAGGAATAACAAGCGGCTATCCAGCAGTATTCCTGCGTCTGGGTGGATGTAATTTAATGTGTGGTGGAATGGGTACTCAATTCGATAACGAACTGCATAACGGTGCTACTTGGAGGTGTGATACTATTGAGGTATGGATGAATGCTAAAAATAAAAAGTATGATGAGATACTTCCACTGGATTGTATTAATGCTTTAAGTAATGGTGCTCATTTAATTATTACGGGCGGTGAACCTACATTACAACAGAAAAATATTCAGGGATTTATAGAATATTTAAAACTAACCTTTCCGGATCTTTATATTGAAATTGAAACAAATGGTACTATTATGCCAAATGAATTTTTAATTAAAAATATAAATCAATGGAATTGTTCTCCAAAATTAACAAATAGCGGACATGACTTGAATGTAATATTTATTGAGCAGGTTATAAAAACCCTAAACAAGTTAAATACCATATTCAAATTTGTAGTAACAAATTATCGAGATTGGAATGAAATTACTCAAGTTTATTTCCCTATAATAGATAAAAATAAGATTTGGTTAATGCCCTCTGGTGAGAACCAAGATTTATTAAATCAATCAAAACAAACAGTTGCTGAAATATGCAAAGAAAATTATTTAAAATTTACTAATAGATTACACATTGAAATATGGGACAAGAAAACTGGAGTATAACCTGGAATGAAATTAAAACCAGAGTTTCTAAATTAGATCAAACTTTAAAATATTATGGTGTACCACGAGGAGGTCAACCAATAGCCGCAATGTTGAATCCAGTAGATACTCCTGAAGAAGCTGATGTAATTATTGATGATTTAATTGATAGCGGTAAAACTGAACAAGACTATAAAAAGTATAATAAACCATTTATTGCATTATTTAATAAACAAACCGAACCAGCTTTAAAAAACAAATGGCTTGTTTTTCCTTGGGAGGCTAAAGAAGAGCCAGTTGAAAATAATTTTGTAAGAATATTACAATATTTAGGTGAAGACCCTAATCGTGAAGGATTAAAACAAACACCAAAGAGATATATTAAATTCATGAAAGAGTTTTTAGAACCTAAAGAATTTAATTTTACAACTTTTGATGCAGAAGGAACCGATGAAATGATAATACAAACCAATATCCCTTTTTATTCATTATGTGAACACCATACCGCACCTTTTTTTGGAGTTGCTCAAATTGCTTACATACCTAATCAAAAAATAATTGGATTAAGTAAGTTACCACGTTGTTTAGATTTGTATGCTAATAGATTCCAAAATCAAGAACGAATAACAACACAAGTTGCTGATAGACTAATGATTGAATTGAATCCAAGAGGGGTCGCAGTTAGTTTAAAAGCACAACATTTATGTATGTGCATGAGAGGAGTTAAAAAACATGATACATGGACAATAACTACAAAACTACTTGGTTTATTTAAAAATGACCCTACTGTAAGGCATGAATTTTTATCAGCTATAAAGTGAAAAAGCATACTAAATTATATTTAACTTACTTTGGGTTTAATGAATCAGACTTTATACCATGCGAGGTATGCAAGGATCAGGCAGTTGATATTCATCATATAGAATGCAGAGGAATGGGAGGTACTAAAGAGCCTGAGAATATTTATAATTTGATGGCAGTATGCAGGAAATGCCATGAGAAATTTGGAGATAAAAAAAGATATAAAGAGTTTTTAAAGGAAATACATTTGCAGTGGGTTAGCAGTGAAAAAATCAAATGTCCAGGGATAAGATCATAGCTGAGTTTTGGGAATCAAAATCAGTCAATGAAGCATTTGAAAAGATGCAACCGGTAGAGTTACAAGCGGACTTAAAAGCTGAGGTTTTTTTGGTACTCTGCGAAATGGAGGAAGATAAGCTAATCGGATTATACCAGCGGAACGAATTAAAATATTACATGGTCAGGATTATGCTAAACATGATCAAAAGTGACCGAAGTAATTTTTTTAAGAATTACAGAAACTTTGTCGAATTGCTCGAGAATGACCAGGAGGTTGCAAGCGTGGAATCGCACCCAGAGGAAGCGTATCAAAAAATAGAATTACATTTGCAGAACCTTCATTGGTATAACCGGGAACTGTTTAAATTATACGCTTTAGATTTTAAAAAGAATGCAAAAGAACTAAGCCGAAAGACCGGCATCCCTTATATGTCAATAGTCAGATCAATAAATAAGACTAAGGCCGAGATTAAAAAGAATATCAAAAAATGATTTTATCAATAATAACCGCTATCTGTGCATCGCTATTTTTTACGGAAATCCATAACCTTCATGTTAGATGGAAAATCAATATCAAGCCTTTTAATTGCGGAAGTTGTCTGGCTGCCTGGTCAGCGCCATTA